TTATTCAATTACAAGCAGCAGAAGATGAAGCTCGAGCTTTATATAACTCATCACTTGGAAAAGCAAATAGGGAAACATTAGATAGATTAAACGATAATCTGAATAAAAGAATTGAAGCTACAAGAAATGGTTTATCATCCCTTAGAGTTCTACAGTTAGATGCTATTACCCAAAACAATAAAGACCAAGACCAAAAAAGAGACAAAGACCAACAAGCTAGAAATAAAGATTTAGAAGAATTAAAGGAATTTCAAAGACAAGCAGATTTGACTTTGATGGAGGCAAAAGATAGAGAGATTGCTGAAGTTCAAGACAAATACAAAAAACAAATTGACTTAGCTAAGAAATATAGACAGGATATCACGGACCTTGTCGCAGCTCAAGCTAAAGAAATCTTGGAGATTAATAAAAAGTATGATGAGGAATTGAGAACAAAAAAAATTGCCGATTACCAAGCTCTCATCACCATAGAAGAAAATCAACAAGATGTAGATACAGAAAGATTGATTCAATTACTCGGTAAAAGGAGAGACCTTGAATTAAAAGAAGCTAATCTTACAAGAGAACAAAAATTAGCAATACAAGCACAATATGAAGCTGATTTTAGAAAACTTCGACAAGATGCGAGGGAGAAACAATTAGTAGAAGATATTCAAGCTAGTGAGGGGAACTTTGAAAAACAAATTGAGTTATATCGTCAGTATGCTGATGAAATTATTAAATCAAGGACATATACAAAAGCAGAAAAGTTAAGAATAATTCAAGAAACAAATGATAAGATTCTTTCTTTAGAACAACAAAGATTTGATAATGAGAAAACAAAACTTGAATTAAAGAGGGAACAAGACAGACTTACAAATACCGAGTATTATGATGAGTTGGATGCTTTGTATGTTAAAGAACTTGAAAGAGCTAAACAACAGAAAGACCAACTTATTATAACCGAAGCTGAGTATAATAAGAGAGTTAAAGAATTAAGTGATGCTAGGAATAATATCAGACAAGCGGAACTCGATGCTGAGATTGCCACATTTCAAGCTATAGGTCAAGGGCTTGTGGCTGTATCACAACTGATTGGTGAAAATACAAAACAAGGGAAAGCTTTCGCTGTTGCCGCAACATTAGTTAACACATACGCCGCAATCGCAGCACAATTAAGAACCGCAGCAGGTTCACTTGGCGGAGCAATACCAGGTTATGCGATAGCTCAGGCAATTGCTACAGGTTTGGTTGGATTTGCTCAAGTGAAGAAAATTTTATCAACTCAAGTACCAGCATCTACCCCATCTAATACAAGTAATATTGGGACGGGAGCAATCAATGTAAATCAAAGAAGAGCACAGGGAGGTATTGTATTTGGTTCAGGTGGGGATTTTTCTGATAATATACCTGCGATGTTATCTAATGGTGAGTTCGTAGTAAACGCACGCAGTACAAGAGTATTCAGACCACTACTTGAATCAATGAACTCAGCTGCAAACCTTCCACAATTTGCTGTTGGGGGACTTGTATCAGGACCAGGTATGACACCACCACAATCACAAAATGAGACCATCGCTGATGCTATATCCTCAGCATTTGGTCAAACTCCAATTAGAACTTATGTTACCGCAACTGATGTTTCAACACAACAACAATTTGATAGAATAATAAAATCTCGTTCTCTGATATAAAAAAGTGGTAATAATAATCTAATCAAATATTTATACAAAATGTCTACAACAAAGATTGTCGAGTTATTCATTGATGACGAATACGATGAAAGTGGTATCGAAGCCATTTCATTGGTATCAAGACCTGCTCACGATGAAACATGGTTGGCATTCAACCAAGATAAATGTAAGTGTTCAAGCCAAGATACTACCGAAGAAGTTGAAAGACTTGATTCCCCATATACAATAGCTGAAGAAAATTTCTGTGAGGTAAATCCAAAATTGGATGAGCTCGGTGAACCTTATTCTGACTTAATCAAACAAGGTTATAGAGTTGTTAGACTTGAAAGAATTACCCCAATGGAAGTTCATAAGATGCAGGAACAAAAGTTCTCAAATCCAAATGAAGCATCAATTATGGACTCAGGTAATTATCTTGTTCGTTATAAGTATATAGGTCCGAATGACCCTGTTACGAGAAGATTCTGTAAGGAAATGTTGGCGAAAAATAGAGTGTATAGAATCGAAGATATTGAGTCCCTATCCAATCCTGAATTTGGGACTTATTCCATTTTTATGTATAGAGGTTCTTATAACTGCCGTCACGCATGGGTGAGATTATTATATGCTAAAGATGAAGGACCAATAAGAAACTCTGGTTCATCAACAAAAGGTTTGTTAGACCAAACAGTATCAGTTGGGGTAGATACAAGAAATACAAATACAATTCTCAATCCAAGTCCTGATTCGTGGAAACCTGGTCAAGCTAGAGATGGTTCGATATTTGCTCCTGAATATTCATTTGCCGATGATAAGAGTTTGGAGGATGCTTGTTGGGAAGGTTATGAAGCAATCGGAACCAAGATGATTGGTGATAGAGAAGTTCCAAATTGTGTTCCAATCAAGATGACCAAAGATGATTTCGCTGATTCAATTTCTGATTATCCTGATGGAGTTAAATCTGCAGCACAGAGAGCTTTAAAATATGTTGATGAAAACGGATGGGGTTCTTGTGGAACAGGTGTTGGTAAACAAAGAGCTAATCAGTTAGCGAAAGGTCAACCAATATCAGTTGATACAATTAAGAGAATGTATTCCTATCTATCAAGACATAAAGTTGATTTGGATAGTTCAAAAGAATATGGTGAAGGTTGTGGAAAATTGATGTATGATGCATGGGGAGGAAAAGCTGGTTTAAGTTGGGCTGAGAGAAAGCTCAAACAACTAGAAAGAGAAAATATGTCAAAGAAAGAATTAACATTATCTGATATGGAGAATTGGGACGGAGCTAAACTTGAGGGAAAGAGATTACTCTTTTTTGATGAGGATAAAAGAATTGTCGTAGGTGCAGCAATGATTCCCAACAAAATGATACATAGATACGATTCAATGGGGAATATGTATTATGTATTTTTCTCAAAAGCTTCAATTAAAAGGATGGCTGAAAAGTTCATGAGACAGAAGAGAACTGATGAAACATCAATAGAACATGATGGTAGAAAACTTGGAGCTGATAAAGTATTTGTGACGGAATCTTGGGTTAGTGAAGATGCCGACAAAGATAAAAGTGCCGCTTACGGATTTAGTTTACCTGCTGGAACTTGGTTTGTATCAATGAAGATTGATGACCCAAAGATTTGGAAGAAGATTAAGTCAGGTGAGCTTACAGGTTTTTCTGTGGAAGGCTTATTCGCAGAGAAATCCATCTTCTCAAAGGACGAGAAGAAAATAAACCAAATTAAGCAAATCTTAAAATCAGTTAAAGATGACAAGTAAAGAAGCATTAAAGCGTATCGCAGTTGTTCTTGGTCTCACTCAACAAACATTTTATGAAGCCAAAACTGAACAAGGAATGGCTATCAAGATGGAAGGTGAGATGGAGATTGGAGCACCTGTATATGTTGCAACTGAAGAAGGAATGATTCCTGTTCCTCCTGGTTTACACAAACTTGAAGATGGTACTGAAATCGAAGTAGACGAAGACGGAAAGATTACCAAGATAAAAGTTGGTGAGATGGAAGCTGAAGTTGAAAAAAAAGAAGAACCAATGGAAGAAGAAATGTCAGTAGAGGAAAAGTTTGGTGATATCAAACTCAAAGACGGAACAGTTCTAAGATTGGAAGGTGAAGAACCAAGTGTAGGTCTACAAATTAGAAAAGTAGGATATGATGGTTCGTTATCTGCAGTCCACGATGGTGTATATGAAACTAGTGATGGAAAATCCATTTCCATTGTTGGTGGAGCTATCGAGGGAGTTCAATCTGAGGCAGACAACAAAAAGCGTGGTGAAGGTTTTAATGAAACAGAAGAATCATTTACGATAGCAGAAACTGACAAGGGTGTTAGGGTTGAATCCAAGACATTCGATGTTGGTGAAGAAGTTATGGTACTTGGTGAGGATGGAGAAAAAAAACCAGCATTAGATGGTGAACATCAAGTTGTATTGAAAGATACAAGTGGTAATGAAAACAAAATTAGATTTATCACCAAAGATGGTAAAATTACCGAAAGAGAGAATGTTGAAGAGATGGAGCAAATGATGGAAATTGCTGCTCTTTTTTCTCAAGCTATCAAGAAAATTGAGGTAAAACTTGATGAACTTGGTGCTCAACAAAAGAAACTCGAGGATAAATTCCAAAAGTTTTCAAAGGAACCTGCGGGTTCAAGAGTGTATACTCAAAAAACAATAAACGAAGAATCAACTCCTGTTAACTCAAAATACGAAGGTTTCAAAAAGTTAAGAGAAGCATTGATTCAAAATCAAATCTAAAGGAAATAAAAATGAAAAACAATTTGAAAAAATTGAACTTCAACTATGACTTGGGTGGTTTATCAAACTTTGTAGACCAACTTTCTGCAGATATTATCTCAGAAGCGGTTCTTACCCCTGTCACGATGAAGTATGTTAATGTGATTGACCACCAGTTGAGTCACCTTTATCAGGAATGGTAATGAAAAATTGGGCAATATCGGTGGAAGGTGAGATTCCCAATACCGAAGTAAGTCAAAGTAAATAAAAGGATTTTGACCACTGTAACGCATAGAGAGTGAAGAAAATAATAATCTCTCCAAGAGTGCCCACAACGAGAACCGTTGAAAATATATGCTGAACTTTAAGGAAACGAACTTAAAGAAGTTGAAGATAAAAAACTACAACGATAACAAACTGTC